TCCGCACTCTCCCAATGGAGGAGCTGGTGGTGGAGGATCTGGTGCTCTGTCACCAACCGCTTCTGGAAACCCAGGAACGGATGGTCTTGGTGGAGGCGGTGGTGGTGCTGCTGACCAAGATCCTAGAGATTATCCAGAACCAAAAGGTGGTAATGGTGGCGGTGGCGTCGTAATTGTTAGATATAAATTCCAGTAAGAAAAATGGCACATTTCGCAAAAATCGATCAGAGTGGTACAGTAGTTGACATCGTAAAGGTGGACGACGAAATTTTATTGGACGAAAATGGAGATGAAAATGAAAATCTTGGAATTAAGTTTCTTCAAGATGTTCTTGGTGGACCATATGATTGGAAACAAACCTCATACAATGCATTCAAAGGTAGACATAGATTACATTTAGCTCAATCTGATGGAGAATATGTAGAACCAGTGTATGGCACTAAACCATGTCTAAGAAAAAATTATGCATCTATTGGCGGAAAATATGACTATGTAAGAGATGCATTTATTGGGGTAATGCCAGATGCTATAAATGTTGTTTTGGATGAAGATTGTTGTCACTGGGAATGCCCATACGAATCAAATCAGACAACTGACAATACTGGAAATCCTTTGTCATACACAGACGAAACAGATTATAAACCTGTAAACTCAAATTTAAATGCATCGAGAAATTGGGTTTGGGATAATGTTAATAAAACATATACGAAAGTTCCATCTTTTGAAACTGTTCCAGTAAACTATGTTTACGATTCAATTCAAGGGAAATGGGTTAAACAATATTTTTAAAATAAATTATGATTACATTATGGTTTCCAAAGGCGATTTACTTTCAACCTAATATTTTAAATGATAACCTAGATTTATACGAGAGAGAAATAAAGAAATCTTTCTCTGAAGTAGGATCATTACGAGATGGTGCAAAGAACGTCAACTCCACGCATAGATTAAAACCAAATTTATTTGAGGTTTGTAATCTAGATGAATTGAGAAGAGAATTTTTTGATCGATCAAAATATTTTCTAAATGAACTTGGATATAAGAATACACAATCTCTTCATTTTGACAATTGTTGGGCAAACATTAGTTATCCAGGAGATTATATCTTCCCACATAATCATAACGGGTCTATGATTTCTGGAGTTTATTATGTAAAGTCTTCTCTACACGAAAAGATTAAATTTTTTAATTCGCCAACAATGCATTCAGACCCAGATGTTTGGAATGATTTAAATCATCAGCATTGCGAGTATACTTGTATTCCAGGATCAATGTTGATTTTTATGAGTGACCTTATGCATGGAACCGAAAAGCAACACTGCGAAGAAAAAATATCAATATCATTTAACATGTCATTATGAGTGAATTCCCCATTTTAAATCAAACTCCTAATTTTATTTCTGGTTGGTTTATTGACGAGAAAGTATGTGATGATCTTATTTCTTTCTTTGAAGAATCTCAAGACAAAACGCCAGGAAAGGTGGGAAGTGGTGTAAATGAAGACTTCAAAGTTTCTACCGATGTAACGGTAGTTCCAAGAAATCCAGACATAAGAATACAAAAATACCTAGAAGAACTAGGAAAGGTGTGTGATAGTTATACAGAAAAATATCATTGGTGCTCAACAAACCATGCTAGGTGGGGTCTGAATACAAATTTCAATATACAAAGATACTTACCAGGGGAAGGATTTCATGGGTGGCATTCCGAAAGAGGGACTTACAAAGATCTGATATCAACACGTTTCCTGGTGTTTATGACTTATCTAAATACAGTTACGGATGGTGGTGAAACGGAATGGTTTTATCAGCAGACCAGAATTCAACCAAGAAAAGGTTTGACCTTATTCTGGCCAACTGATTGGACACATACTCATAGAGGTGTCACATCAAAAACTCAAACAAAGTATATTGCAACAGGATGGTATACTTTTAAAATAGAAGACTTTGATTATACATCTTATAATGGAGGATAAATGAACTTAAAGTATAATTATTGGTATTTTAAAGAGGCAATTAGTCCAGAAATCTGTGATAGGATTATATCTATTGGAAACTCACAAACTTTAAATTACGGTGAGATTAATAGGGAATCTAGTAAAGGCATTGAAGACTATTCTGAAGAAGATTATGAGCATCTTCTCAAAACAAGAAATTCACATATTGCCTGGTTGGATATTCCGTGGATTTACAATATCCTAAAACCGTATATTCAAAGAGCCAATAAAATGGCAGGATGGAATTTTCAATGGGATTATACAGAGCAATTACAATTCACTACTTATAATGAGGGTCAGTTTTATGACTGGCATCCAGACCAACATCATTACACATATTCGAATGATGATGAGAATGTTCAGATGCGTGGTAAATATAGAAAATTATCAAGCACACTACTTTTAAATGATCCGCAAGACTATGAGGGTGGTGAGTTAGAATTTCATTTCAGTAGGAATAAATCATGCATAGCTAAAGAGTTGGACAAAAAAGGATCTTTAGTTGTTTTCCCATCTTTTGTATATCATAGAGTAAGACCTGTTACAAGTGGAACTCGACATTCTTTAGTTAGTTGGAATATTGGAGAACCTTTTAGATGATCTATATTTCACATAACGATCTAGATCAAAAATTTATAGTTGATAGTATAAATTTTTTTAAAGAAAATATTATACACACCTATGTTTGGGACGAGACAAGGGTCCTCGGATTGAATAGATATGGATTTAATGAAGTCAATCCGCCAGAAATTTATTTCAAAATACTAGACCTAGTAAAGTTGATAAAATCAAATGTTGATGGAGATGAAAGATTTTTAGATTTACAAGAAGTCGAAATTGTTAAGTATCCATGTGGAGCTCATAAAAATTTTCATTATGACAAAGCAAGAAAAACTACTACTGGTGCATCAATAACTTACATTAATGACGGTTATATTGGGGGCAACACAATAATCGAAGGCGTGGATGTACAACCAATATCTGGTAGAACAGTTTATTTTGACGGAAGAAAATACAGACATGCTGTGTCAAACGTTATAAAAGGCGATAGATATACGTTATCAATGTGGTATGGAAAAGATAAAACCATGCCAATCAACAAAGAATTTTTGGAGATTTGAAATGATTGAAGTAAAGGACAATTTTATGGAAAAGGAACTCTTCCATAAAGTAAAAGAATCTATTATTTCATCTCAGGCTATGGGATGGTTTTTAGAGACAAATATTTCTGGAGAAGGCGAAGAAGAAAACTGCTATTTTACACATCTTTTCTTTTCAGATTATTCTAGAAGAAGTGAAAATTTTTCGTTAGCAGTTGAACCTCTCGCTTTTCTTCTTCAAGCAAAGTCATTAATTCGTGCTAAAGCAAATCTATATCCAAGAACTGACAAATTGGTTCACCATAAAGATCACATTGATTATGGATTTCCACATAAAGCAGCAGTGTTCTATTTAAATACAAATAATGGGTATACTGTTATTGGGGATAGAAAAATAGAATCCGTAGAAAATCGGGTTGTTATATTTGATCCAACTGTTCTACATCACAGCACTAACTGCACAGATGCCCCTTTTAGGGCGAATATAAACATAAATTATTTCTAATGCATCAACTACTTAGTCCTAGAATGCTATATGAATTTCCAGAATATCTGGATAATTTAAACACAATTCCTCCTATAGAAGATTTGATCAAATCGATAAGTAAAATCTTTTCTGAAGAATTTTCAATTTTGTGTGAGTTAGATTGTTACGAAGAAATTTTTTCGAAAGAAGTTTCTTCATATGGTAAATTTATTTCTTGTTTATGTTTAGACACTGGAACTCTATATCATTATTGTTTAGATGTAAAGAGACATCAAAATGGATTTGATTTAATTCCAAAGTCAAAATATTTTAATCATGTTTTAGTTTTTAGATGGAAATCTGTTGTGGAAATAGATAATGCAAAATTTTATTTTTGAGAGGATATCAGATCTGCCAGTTTTGTTTATTCGAGACTTTTATGATAAAGAAGAATATTCTTTAATATTTGCAGAGCTCGATTACCTATCTAAGATTGATAGATTTAAACATCCACAAGATCCTGGAGGTCCAGGAACAGCTATATCAAATGGCAAACCATTAAAAATTGGTAAAGGATTGCACTTAGATGTGGTTTACGAAGATAGAGATTTTTCTGATATTCTAAAGTTAAATCGAAAGTTATTTGATAAAGAATTGACTAAAACAATGGAAGGATATCACTCCTTTTTTA